CAAAATCCAGCAGTCTCAACTAACTCACCGATTAACTTCAACAACGGCGTCGCTGGCGCAACAGTTGTGGTTGGTGATTATGTTGACTCACTCGACTTGTTTAACGGAGCACTTGGTTCAGGAGCTGTTACTTGCCCTGAAATCTCAAACTCAACAATGCACGATGCCCTTATCGCTCATGCAAACACAAATAGCAGAATTGCTATCTTGCACGATGTTGAAAACGCAAGCGTCGCAGCAGTTAAGGCAACCGCACTTGCGCTTCAGGGCGGAGATAACGCAGAGCACGCAGCCCTGTACTATCCATGGGTTCAAGTTCCAACAACAATAAATGGTGTTAGCCGATTTATCCCACCAGTTGGATACGTTGCAGCAAAAAGAGCAACAGCTCACAACCAGACTGGCTCACACGTTCCAGCTGCAGGCTTGCTCTCAGCATCACGTTTTGTCACTGGTGTAAAGACCGACATTGACAAGGCAAATGGAGACTCACTCGATGATGCTGCCGTCAACGCAATTAGAATCATTCAGAACTCTGTACGAATCTATGGCGCACGTTCACTATCGTCTGACGATGAAAACTTTAGATACATCACAGCACAAGACACAGTAAACCATGTTGTGATTGAAGCAGGAAGAAGCCTTGAAGACCTCGTCTTCAGCACGATTGATGGAAGAAACACAATCTTCAGCGCAATCGAGTCGCGCCTCATTGCAATTCTTTCCCCGCTTCGCGACATTGGAGCCTTGTTTGAGGCTTTTGACGCAAACGGAAGAAAGATTGACTCAGGTTTCACCGTTCGATGTGATGCAAAGCTCAACCCAGTTTCACAGCTTGCCGGTGGCACTGTGAAAGCAAAAGTTGGTCTTCGCGTAAGCAGCGTCGGCGACAAAATCGAAGTCGACATTATCAAGTCAAACCTTACGGCGTCAGTCGTCTAACGGAGGAATAAAGCATGCCAAATACAAAAGTTTCGCAAAGGCAAGTACTGGGAAGTATCGTGCCAATTAACCAGACGCACCCTAAGTGGACAAACTTTAAGTTTGCTCAGGTTTCTGGTGGTGAAATCACTGCCTCCGTTGAGAAGATTTATGAAGGTGGAAAGCTTCGCCCAACAGTCCTCTGTGCACCATCTGAAATTGGTGACATCACGCTGACTGCTCACTACGACTCGGACAGAGTTGCATCAGAGCTTGGAACCGGAATCGCAGAAAAGATTGCCCGTCTCCGCCCACTCGTTGGTCGCGCAGAGTACGACGTGACAGTTCAGGTTTTTGACTGCGACCTTGCAGTTCCTGGTACCGACCGCGTTTACTACAAGGCACTTCTTGTTGGAATCACAGAGCCAGATGGTGACTCGTCATCCGGCGCTCCAGCAACTTTTGCTTTGACATTCGCAATTCAGGACGTTGAATCGCCAACAGCCTAGTTTCTTTAAAACTAGACAAAAAGTAGTTGCACTAGCCCCCACTGTCCATGTGGTAGTTTTTGCAGCATGAGCGACAACAGCCTTTACAGCACAGAAGTAGAAGTTCCAGTTTCACCAGCAAAAGCAAAGCAGGCCAAAGCAGAGGCCGCCCCAAAGAGCGACACTGCGTTGGACCGACTCCGTGAGGTTATTACCAAGAAGGTAGAACGCACCGTAGTTTTGCTTGAAGTGCCAGAACGTCCTGGCGTTCATGTTCGCATTAGCCCGAACATTACGCAAAATCAAATGCGTAACTGGCGCAAGGCATCTGGCGAGGATTCACGCAATGGTCTTGATGCAACAAAGTTTGCATGCATGGTTATTGGACACACAACCGTTGGTATCGAAATTGACGGCGAAGAAGTATTTGATGAGAACGGAAACGAAATTACTTTTGCTTCACCGCTTCTTCTCGAGATGACCGAAACATCACGTCCGCTTCCAGATTGCGTTCGAGCATTCTTTGGTGTCGACCCACACGTTGAGGCTGCTGCATTGGCAATTCTTGATGCATCTGGCTACTCGGATACGGTTGATGCCGTGGACCCCTCGAAGGGGTCTTCGACGAACTAGTCGATTCAGCAGAGATTAAAACAGCTGCTCGACTTGGGGAATTGTTCGGGACAGACCCCCTAAAAATCCTTCAATCAGACGACATTGACTGGATGATTAGGCTTGCCTGTGCTAAAGTTATATCTAACGACCGCGAAGAGCAAGAGCGAAAGTCGAAGACTCAGCAGGCATAATCCTGTATAGCTCGGCCGCTTTTACACTCACGTGACTTAAAAACTCACATGGAGCAGTAAAGGTATGGCAGACGAAAAAATCGTCATAAAAATAGATGTAGACGCTAGAACTACAGCTATTGAGAAAACCACGCAGGCAGTCAAAAGGCTCAAACGCGAGTCCGGAAAATTTTCATCTGGTCGCAGCGATGTAAATACCTACCTTGACAAAATGGACAAGGGTCTCACCAAAAGCACCAACAAGCTCAAAAGACACTTTGACTTCGTTGATAAAGGTATAAAAGCATTTGGTGGTGTTCTCAAGAAATTCGTAACAATGGCTCTAAAGGGCGTTATTGCTGAAATGGCGCTACTCGGCGCAGCAATGCTCGGAGTTCACGCATTATTTATTGCCGGAAAGTTCTTAGCTAAAGCGTATTCGGGAGCAATGCAGATACTCGCTGGAGGCGCTGCCGCGGCAACTGTAGCAATCGCGACTGCAGCAGCAGCAGTTAGAGAACAACAAGCCGCGATGTATGCATACAGAGGAAAAGGTGCAAAAGAGCTCGGCTCTGGGTTAGACCAGGCACGAGCAGGAATGCGCGCATTACAAATGGATGCAGACCTTGCTGGCCTTGGTGTCGCTGCATTGAATAAGGCATATGCAACCATGTCAAAAACAATGAGCACTCCGCAAATAAACGCAAGTACTGGATTGTTCAAGAACCTAATGGATTTTGGGGCTGCAGGACAAGACCCTGCTGCTGCTGCTGAAAAAGTTGCAGCTGTAATTGAGTCTTTATCAAACTCGAAAAAAAGTCTTTCTGATGTTACTACTGCAGCAAAAGCTGTTGGTCCAGAAATGGCTGAGGCGCTAAAGAAAGCAAACGTAAAAACAAAAGACCAACTCAAGCAATTGATTATGTCTGGAAAGCTTGCAGAATTTGGCGGTGTTGCAGGTCAGTTTGATGCTGTTAATAACACGCTAATAGGAAAAGCAAAAACATTCTTTAATCTAATTAAAGGTCAGTTTGCAGACTTCGGACAAGGATTCCTAGAACCAGCAAAAGTAGCAATGCAAAAAATATTTAACATCATCTCGCGTGATATTAGAAAACTCATGGTTGCTACCTCTTCTTTCGGTACCGGAACATTCATGGATTCACTGGTTTCCGGTGTTGACAAAGTCAGTTCATTCATGGTCAACACCATTGAAAAATGGCTACCAAAAACACAAGGTTTCTTCGGAAGAATCGGAAGCTGGTGGAGCTCATTTACCAATGGCTGGAGGAAGATGGTCGAATACATGCGACCACTTATTGATGGTGCGCGTGTTCTTGAAAAAGCTTTCTCCCCAATATTTACGGCACTAAAAGAATCTGGTGTAGCGAATATAAAACTTTTTAGAGAAGAGCTAATCGCAAATGAAGGTGAAGTTGTTGAATTTGGAAACCGTATTGCTGATTTAATACGTGGAGTTTCAGATTTTGCCCAGGGTTTGAAGAAGGCATTCTTCAACATATTGCCAATCATAAATGACGTAATTGGTGGTCTCACAACCATGTTTAAGCAGGCTGCTGGATTCATGACACTATTCAGTGGGAACGATGGATTCCTCAAATTCTTAAGTCTGGTTCCAATACTCGGTATGTTTCTCGGTGGTAAGAAAATGGCAGCAACTAAGGGGGGATTCATGACTGCTGGAAGCATGGGTCTTCAAAACATGAACGTCCAAGCAACAAACGTAAACATAAATGGCGCAGGTCCTGGCGTTGGCGGACCAAGAGCCCCTGGCACTGCACCTGGAGCGTCAGGTCTTTCTTCTGGACGTCAACCAATGACATACCAGCAAGCGCTAGGGATGAGTTCTGCGCAGCGTGGTGGGCTGACTGCAAGTCAGTACGCTCAACAGCAGAATTCATTAATTGCTCAGCAAGCACCGAGAACCGCCCAGGCATATGGTGGCCCAACTGCAACTGCATATCCAGGAGTTGGCATGATGCCAGCATCCGGACCACTAGGAACAATGAATCCATTTGTTCCTGGAACTGCTTATGATGATGCAAAAAAGGGTGGAAAGGGCAGATTCGGGAGGGCCCGCGGAAGATATAAAGATATGGCAATGAAGCAAAGATACATGCGAAGCAGCTCCCAGTACGGTGGAAGACTTTTTGGCAATGAACAGACTGGCCAAAAAGGAATAAACAATAGCATGACTGCAAAAATGGGGACAGCTATGGCACTCGGTGTTGCAAGTCAGTACGCTCCAGAAGAGATGCGTGGGGCAATGGCTCTTGGCGGTGCTGTTGGAGCATTCAACCCATTGGCGGGAATCGGTATCGCCGGAATCGGTGGAGCAATGAAGGCTCAAGGAGCAGGAAAAGGCGCGCTGGCAGGAGCAGCCGGTGGGGCTGCAATGGGAGCATTCTTTGGCCCAATGGGAATTGCTATTGGAGCAGGAATTGGTCTTCTTGCTGGCGGAATAATGGGAGGTGTCAACGAAGTTCGACAGAGAGCAAAAGAAGCACGTGCAGCAATTAAGAGCACTGTTGGAAGCGTTCTCACAGGGATAATGACGGAACGCTCGATTGAATTTGAAGACAACCTGAATGCGGTAAATAGAGGTGGGATAACAACTGGTCGTCGTGGCTCGCTTGAAGGTGTAGGTGCTGATTTTATTTCAAAGATGAAACCACTTAGTCAAAAAGCGGCTTCCGGCAACGTAACAAAAGGGGGTGAAGGGGTTCAAGACTATACAAATAGTTTATTAAACCCAGTGCAACTTGTGACAAGACCACTTAGCGCATTGATACCAGACATATTGGATGTTGGAAGTCTGATAGCAAAAATTCCCGGAATTGGAACCTTAAATAAAATTCCTGGGATGGGACTCGCCAAGGGTCTCGTTGGTATGGACGTTAAGACAGCACGAACCGGAAGAAACGAAGATTTCCTGCAGGACCTGTTTGATAATCAGGCCAAGTACGGCATGAAGATGACAGAAGACGAGTTAAAAAAAGCTCTTCAAGACCCTGAAAGCTCCGTAAAAGAATTTGTAAAACAAATTGAAGAACGTGGTGAAGCCTTCAAAATGATGGATGATGTTAACAAGGAACGCCTCGACACTCTTTCAAAAATGAGTGGAAAAACAAAGCCTGAACTTGAGGCGCTGGCAAAAAATCTTGGCGTTAATCTCTATGACGCAACAATAAAATTTGATGACCTCGTAACAAAATTAAAGATTAATATGCTCCGCTCTGCCGATGAAATGAAGGCAGCACAGACAAATGCTTTACTTGATTCAACCAGCTTGTTTGATGAAGCAATTAAACAAATTGACGCAACATACGCAATTGACTCTAAGTCAAGAACCCTTAAAGACCAATTTGATGCAGGAAGCCTAACTGACAAGAATCTTCTTGAGTACATGAAGACCCTCCCAGCAGACCTTGCTGCCGCATACGGTGGAGACCCGGTAAAAGCTTTCTACGAACTACGTAGGTCTGTTGGTTCAGAAAAGGGCACTCAGTTCCAGACCGGCGGCGCGCTTGAGGGCATGGCGGCAACGTTCCTTAATAACCCAGTCTTCCAAAAGTACATGAAACAGTCAGAGGACGCGATGCTCGGCGAAGCAGCTACTCAGGTTGGCGCAATTGTAAATACTGGTGACAGAATGGTTGACCCAGCATTAATAAAGCAAAAGCTTGCAGGTATGGACCCAGCTGCACAAGAAGCGTTTATGTCAAAAATATCTGCTTATGAGACAACAATGAGCCTACCTGGAACCGATGCGGCAACACGTATGGCAAAAACAAAAGGTACCGAGGCTCTTTTGGCTGAACTTGGAATATCGCCATCACAATTAGAAAAGATTCCAAAAGAGAATCTCGATGCAGCAACCAAGATGGATGAAGCGAGCACCGCATTCAAGGATGCTGTTCAGCAATATGTTGAGAATACAGGAAAGTTCTTTGGTCCTGATGCAGAAAAGCCTGAGTGGTGGTCAAAAGAGGCAATGAGCGCGATTATGAAAGGCGGTGACACATCTTCTCCACGAGGTAAAGGAATAGGAGACACAACTTCATCTCGTTTGTCGCAGACTATGAGTCGTCATGCAGCAATGAATGGTCAGCTAACCGGAACAAGAAACATAACATCTGCTTTCAGAACATTCGGTCTTGGCTCGCCAAGCTCGGACCATGCCACAGGAAGGGCATACGACCTTACTGGACAGAATCTTGGAGCATACTCAAAACTTGTTCACGCAAATGGTGGCTTCGCCGAGTTCCATGGAAATAACGCAAATAGACATCTCCATGTTGTTCCTGGTCCTGGCGCTATGGGCGACACATCGGTTCCTTCATTTGGGAGAATGCCACAATCAATGCCCGGTCAAAGCGGTTCAAATGTTACGAATACAATCACCGTGAACGGTGCTCCTGGTCAATCCCCTGAAGCAATTGCTGCTGCAGTGATTCAAAAGATTGAAGCACGTGAAAGAAATATTAGGGAGCGCAGATAATGACAACGGGAGATACAGTTGGTCCGTACTACACGGGCTCCATTCACTACAGAACAATAAGAAGACTCAGCTACTTGGATGCCAATAGCAAATATCAGGGTTATAAGATTTGGGGTTTATTTAAGGTTACTGATTCAAGATTAGCAAAACCAGATGAGCCACTTGGCGCTGGATGGATTCGCTTGAACAACAAAGAATATTGGAATCCACATCAGTTTTATGTAAAGCATGTTCAAGAGTATTTCACTGGTGACGAATACATAACTCAAGTATTTGGCGAACGACCTATTGGACCAAACCTAAATGACCCAAGTGGAATTGATGTTTCAAAACTTGGAACAACGAATGGAAAAAGCAAAGCGGCCTATAGTTTTTCTGACAATGGAACCGTAAGACTTTGGCAGTCTTCTATATACAGGGCTACATTTCAATACGTTCAATGGGAAGAGCTGAAAAAAACGTCTCAAACATCAAGCGCAAAAGGCGACAACCCGTACGGTGGAACAACCGTTCAAGTATGGGTGAAGGTTACAGGAACTGGTACAACTGTAGAAAATGGTTTAACTTACTGGTACCACCCAGTGTCCGAGGCGTTCTTTTTAATCCCATCCAGTGTTGACTACCTTATTGGAGCTGTTGGAAATACAACAACAGATTCGTTGAGAGAAGGGAAAATACTAGCCTTAATTGCACAAGGGAACACAAGAGCACAAGCAATAGCGCTTATCGATTCTCAGCCATCTGCGCCGGGAGCTGCGGGAGCTGCGGGAGCTGCGGGTGGTGCAGGTGGTGCAGGTGGCGCTGGCGGTTCATCTACTGGAGGAAATCAAAACGGAAGCCAATCAGAACAGGCAACGGCACCAAAAGCTGCGATAAAAGCAACCGTACGCGTTAGGGGAAACTTTGGATTTGTCGCCCCAGGCGAGCCAGAAGGTGGAGAGCCTCAAATGGTTCAGTACTACAAATCCGGGAACAGCCAATTGCAAACAACAGCAAGACATTATTTCTTACCAAAACCGAATCAGGTTAATTATCAGAACCTGGGTTCAGAGTGGACGGAAATTGAAAGAGTTGGAAGAATCCCATTAGTTGACTGGAAGAATTACCGTCTAATGAAAGTTTCATTCCAGTTCTTGGTGATACCGGATAATACGTACAGAACTGGCGCTTTCGGAGAAACAGCCGATGACGGAATAACATTCTCCATCGATGAAAAACTTGAAAATCTGAGGAATATGGCAGCACGGCCATACCCAGTAATTCTATACGGTTTTGACGACTTGCTTATAAATGCAAATCCATTTTCAATGTCAACTGGTGCTGGTGTTCAATTTGTTATAAACGAATTGACCATATCTTCATTGATAAGAACCTCAACTGGTTCGATAAACAGAGCCACGTGCGACATAACTCTTCAAGAGGTGCCAATTGAATATATCAATATCATCTCTTTACCGAAGCTTGTTCCTGGACAGATAGTCCCACCAAGACCACCAACGATAAACCCACCAGAATTCGGTGAGAGAGATGCATTTACTGGAAGAATCATGACGTATCCAGGTCAGACATTCTCGACACAAGATTCGGAATAGAATAGAAATGGCTAATTTTCAGTACGTCAGTCCAGATATTGGAGCTTATTCTGGCAATGTTCCAAACTCTGCTGGAAAAATTTCAATTGGTTCATTGTCTGATGGAGTTATGACGAATATAGACCACTCAATCATTTCTGTAAATGTTGATTATTCTATGAATGTAGCATCGCAACTTAGCTTTGATGTTATTGAGACGATGAATACTGACTATTCAAAAATTGCCGCTGCAGAAAAAACTTACCCAAGAGTGCTTGAGTTCGCACAAAATAACTATTTTCAAATTGGTAGAGATGTAATTTATGAAACAACCACTCTCAATGAACCAAGCAATACAAACAACTCCGGAACAAACTTAATAAAACAAAAGCAAATTTTTGAAATCGCTTCAGCAACATTTACCCAGGGGCCTGGTGGAAGCCCAACTTGGCAGGTAAAGTGCTTTACAAAAGCAATACAACAAATGAAAAGAGATAGAAAACCAGGAACGGTAAAAGGTACTGGGAGTACATTTGTAAAAAATGCAGCATTAAAGTATGGACTTAAATATTTTGGTGAAGAAACTTCTAAAAAACAAACCGTAACAAAAGCATCTGGAGATAAGCAAGCTGATTCTTTGTGGGATGTTCTTACAAGGCTTGCTCAAGATGCAAAATTTGTGCTTTATGAAGTTGACGGATTTTTGGTTTTTGCTTCAGAGAAATATCTCATGCATAAATGGGGAATCGACAGCGGAGACACGGTTCGAATTTGGAACAAGAAAGAAAAGAAATTCAAAACAAAGGGAACAAAATATATACCCCTTCAATACCCTGCTGTTGGCAAGGGAACTCCCGGCTATTTCTTTGCCATGTCTTACCCGACTATAAACGTATCTACAAATGACCCACGTTACGGGGATGGCTCGATAATAGTAGATAGACAAAATGGAACGCAAATAAGGCCTGGAATGACTGCATTCGTTGGAGATGTCCCAAGCCTCAATGGATACTACCTAATTGACTCGGTTGGCTTTTCAGATAGAACACCAGACCCGGTAACTGTTAGTTTTAGAAAACCAACACTTGAGCCAAAAGAGGAAAAGCAGCTTCCAGTTGGAGTTAGATTTTTGCAAACTGATGCCGAAAGGCCAGTACCAACAAGAGTCACGCCAAAAATCGGGAATAGCGCCATACCCTCTGCTCCGAATGGAGCTTATTTTCCACTTCCAACACAATCAACAGAATATGATTTTGCTTCCGTTTATCCACGGATGAAAAGTGGGCTCATATCAATAGGCAATATTCCTCTTTACTCAAGGCCAGTACTGACTGTTAATGGAGAACCAAAAACAACATTCTCAATTACCATATTCCAAAGACCAGATTTGACAATCAATCCAAATGGATGGAAGCCCGGGAATACGGCCGTGCTAATAACACCAATATGGACTGTTGGCGGATTTGCGGTGGAGCTCACAGAGGCGCAAGCAATCGCTAAATATCTATCTGATGGATTGTTTTTAGCAAAGCTTGACAGTCCTGCAAATGCAAAAAAATATGCAGATTTCATTCATAAGCAACAAGTAGAAATACTCCGGGTCAGGTTCCCGGAAGTCGATTATTACAACGGTGGTGTCTATCCAAATACAGCTGGTTTAACATGATTAACTTTAAAATTATAGACATTCATTCATTTATGTACTTTAATGTAAACTTTACTTGTCAAACTCAAAGAAACAAGGCTTAGCATGGTCTCCCCAAACATAGTAAATAGAGAAAAAGGCTCATCGCACCCATTAAAACCTGGTCAATTCTACAAGGGAACGGTTGAGCACGTTGACGCATCTGGTCGTGTTACGGTAAACGTAAAGTCACTCGGCGCGACATTTGGACCAGTTGCACCAGTTGGTGTAACAACGCTAAATAAGCTGACGAAAAATGATGTTGTAACGTGCACATTTACAGATGAGTTTTTTACCGAATTAGTAGTTTTTGGTTCATCAAAGATAAAAGCCGATGTTTTCGCTTCTAAAACAGTTGTTGAAAGCCTGCTATTAACTATAACAAGTCTACAAAATCAAATTATATCTTTGAATAATCGCGTTACCGCACTGGAGAACGCATAATGGATATGATTAAGTTTCCAGTAAAGTTTGACAGAAGTGGTTTTCAAAAGCATAGAGAAGGAAGCGAAGATTATTACGCCCAGCTTTTGACAATATCAATTCTTACCGAGCCAAGAACGCATGTGTTCTCTCCTCGTTTTGGAGTTCTTGACCCATCATTCCGCGGAATAGATAAGGGCGTTTTTATCCTCAATGCAGCACGGTTTGTCCCAGAAGTCCAAATAACAAATCTAAACACAAACATAGATACAAATGGGAATGAAATGAAAGTTGAATTTTCATTTAGGGTAAAAGGCGAGGTTCAGTAATGGCCGCAGATTTTTCCAAATATATCAACTTAAGCATATTTGACGCTGAACCAGGTGATATCTATTTTGATGCAATAGAAATTGCGCGACTAACTCTCCCTGAGTTTAACCTTCGCGTCGGCACTCCAGAGGATGCACTATTTCAAGCTGCTGCATACATAAGTTCTTTGAATATTGCATCAATAAATAGACTTCCAGACAGATTGATGGAGGGGATAATGAATATCCTGGGGTATTCAAAGCAGCAAGCTGTTGCAGCAGAGGTTGATGTGACAATCACGCTTGATTCATATTCTGGCGGTACGGTCCCAGCAGGAACAATATTTAGCTACGAGACGCTATTTGAAGACGAGGTAACAGAATTTGGTTTTCAAACTGTTGAAACAATCGTCATAGATGGAATCGAAAATCCTGGTGAGGAAGACGACTTGCCTAGCGCTTCTGTAACTGTATCCTGTCTCACATCTGGCGTAATCCCACCAATAACCACACCAGGTACAGAACTGAATGTAATAAGTACTGGAACAAATATTCTCTCAGTAATCACTTCCGCAAACTTCGCCAATGGATTAAATGCTGACGAGGATTCGGATTACCTATCTAAATCATCTACATATTTACGGTCTCTTAGCTCTGCTATAAACAAATCGTCTCAGCTTGATTCTTACATTCTATCTAGCTATCCAGATGTTGTGAGCAGAGTTAAGTCATACGACCTGACTGACGGAGACCCACAACTTGGTGATACCACTTTTTCTAGAACAGCAAACATTGTTACAACATTCCTGAACTCGAATCTGGCAACTGTAGCAGCTAGCGCAAATCACTTATTCGTCGTTGGAGACGTAGTTACACTTGAAAATTGCGGAGCAAAATTCAACGGAGAAAGAACTATTACCGCAACATCTGACACTACATTTTCATTTGTTAGCGTCAATACAAACTCCGGAAGCACCTCGATAACTGGAACAGCATCTGCTGGAATCGAGAACCCTGGAAATGTTGCTGTATTCACATATGGACTCAACACATTTCTAACCTCTACCGAAAAAGAAACAATACTTCTTGACGTAGCAGACAGGTCTGTTGCTGGTCTTTCTTTTAATATTCTTGATGCAAATCTATTGACAATGGAACTTGTTGCATCAATAGTCCTCGACCCTGCTTTTGTACAGGAAACTTTGCAAGAAAACATTGAAAACAACATTATTTCATATCTATCTCCAGCTGAATTTCCATACACAGATGACAGAGTAAGAAAAACGCGACTTATCTCCCTAATCAGCAACATACCTGGAGTCGTTTATGTTGAGTCTTTGTCAATAACTGGGACCAATGATGGATGGCTCCCACAATTTGGAGATGACATTCTATTTTTGAATAAAGGCTCATTGCCACTTATATCGGCAGAAGATTTAACAATAACCTATACGCTGGCTCCGGAATGACATGGCAACTACGGTAAATTTGCTTTCAGCTAATAGCGCATTACTTCGGTCAACTTCAGCAAGCATCAATATTCCAATTTCTTCTTCTGGAACTGATTGGAATTCTACAAATAGCACTCTGAGCGTTATACCAACTGAGTTCATAACAAACCTTCGTTATGTTTTGCGAGTAGCTCCTTCTGGCTCTGGGGACGTGACAATAATTCTTGACCAACAGCTTTTAAGGATTTCTGAAAATGGAAAGACATTATCCTTTAATGCTAAATTAAAGCCATCACTAGAATGTACGGTAACATCACAGCTTGTCGTAGACGGAGAAACAGCACTCGACCCTCATCAGCGAACTCTGCCCGGTGGTCTATATGGTGCAATTCAATCCAATACCGTTGTCGTTCCAGACGATGATGAAGTTCACACTGTTTCTGCCTCAATAACCGTTACTGGCCATGGTGGAGGAAACATATATCTTACATATCCAAACCTTATTGACGATAGGTCTTTTTACAACAATCAATTCATACCTTTAGCACGAAACTTCATGCCAGATTTCTATTGGGAAATCGACAGTCTAGAGCAATACCCTACTGCCCCATTCCACAGACTAATGGACATACTTACCTCTGCGGCTAATGAGGTTATGACTGAATATAAAGAAATATATTCATTTGAGCGTGATGAGATAACAAACACAATAGAAATTGCAGAACCTGAAGTAAATAGCGCATTAGTAAACCCTGCATTTGTAAAAGATAAATACATTAACTGGCTTTCACAATTTACAGGCTCTACAGTTCGAAAAAATATATCTGAAGCAGATGGTTCACGATTCTTCACAAATTATGCAGAAGAAAGAGAATTTATAGAATGGCAGCTGCTCACCTCGTATTACGGTCGTGGGGCTGGAACAAGGGGTGCATTACTAAATTCGGCTAAACAAGTTCTTATCCGCACAAAAGATGACACTGATTCAACCAAAAGCGTTTCAATAACACCAAACTACAATGGAGATACGTGGAGCTTTCTTGTTAGAACTCTGGAAAACGAAACCCCAGATGCCTCCACGGGGGAGTCAAGCCACTTAGTTCTTGCAGCCATGGAGCCAGCAAGACCGATGGGCTACAAGATTTACCACGAGACAATTGATGAGTTCTATTTAACACTTGACGATATTGCGTTTGGGCGTCTTTCAGAGATAAGACTTGGTGTGGTTGTCGCCCCCACAGACGCCCCAGACAGCATTACGGTGAGTTCTGTGACGTCAAACTCCGTAACACTGACATTCTTGCCCCTTTCTGTTCCAGGGGGCGGAGATGGCGGTGGAATCATCTCAAACTACCAGTATGCACTGTCAACAAATGGGACAACATATGGTTCATACACCGCACTTTCTCCAGCAAAGGGAAGCCCTCCAATAACCATTACAGGTCTAAGTAGCTCACAAAACTACTGGGTCAAATTGAAGGCAGTGAATGAGGCCGGAGTAAGCGCAGTTGAATCGACACCAGTTACGTTCACTACTTCGGCATAGGTAATAATGATAAACTTTGAACTCAATAATAAGGAGAATTAAAAATGGCTGGCTCAGGAATTAGAGTTTTTGCCGCTGGCGAAATCCTCACCGCAGCGCAGGTTAATGGCTACCTCATGGACCAGACGGTAACTCGTTTCGCGAATGCAGCAACACGCGATGCCGCTTTTGGCGGTGCGGGTCAGCCGGTTTTGACAGAGGGCCGTCTTTGCTACCTCGATGATGTCAACTTGATTCAGTTTTATGACGGAGCTTCATGGCAGGACTCCGGCCAGTTCACTGTTGCCGACGGAGCAATCACCACGGTAAAACTTGCTGACAACTCTGTTACTTCAGACAAAATTGCACCAGGTACAGTAATCGCTGCAGACATAGCG